GTGATTACTGATGTTAAAATTGGCAACCCTAAAGAAATCACTGACCACTGGGGAATAGGTTATAAAAACAAAGTAACTATCTTCCACAATCAGAACCCTGTAGCTATTGCCAATTGTAAAGCAGAGCATAATGGCTATTATTACAGCGTAGGCTCTCTAGTGATTGGTGACATTCATTTCCCAGTAGTGAAAGCGTAGGAGGCAACCAATGAACAAGCGACAACGTTATAAAATAAAAGATTGGGGCTAAAATGACACTATTTAATGAAGTAAAACAACTAAGTTTAGAAAGCCACGTTAAGTGGTTTGAACGTTACTTTAAAGAGTACGACCTTGAGCATAAAATCAAAGTGTCTGCACAAAAAGGATATACAGGATACCTAATAAATGCGATGTCAGCCAAGAGCGAATATCTACAACGTAGATTATGCGACACGAGAACATTAGAAATGTTAAGAGAGCGACTTGGAGAGGGCTTTTCAGTCGGGTATCAATTAACCTATTCTAAAAACATATTCACAGGACAGGAATATGTCTCTAATAAGAAGATACACATAACCTGGCAGAAACACCAAGACAGGAGCATAGATGAATGAATAAACGAGAGCTGATTGAACACATTAGTAGTACATTGGATAAGTATTTAAAAAATACAACATTCGTAAAACCTGTACTGACGATCACAGAAATTGCAAAAAGTGATGAAGTGTCACTAGAATTTGAAGTTAATAAAAATTGTATTCTGTTGGATGATGTTTCTTATCGACTTGGATACGACGAAGGCAGGCTAGATGGTGAATATGTTGGTCAGCAATTAAAAGACGCTGACAAAATTCGGCAAGAATTAAATAAACCAGTAGTAAAGCAGTTTGTGGCAGATTGGTACAAGGAACACAAAGATGATTTTGAAGGAAATTTGTTTAGGCTCATCAATCGGATTCCAGCCATGTATCAAGAAGGAGAATTTAGTGAATTCGAAGAATGGATAATAGATAGCAAAACTGAGCCATTCCAAACTCTTGTCAATATGCACCAATTTGGCTACGAGGTCGAGGAAGAGAAGCGGTATAGAGTGAGAATTAAAGGAGTGTGCTTTAATAGCTGTCTAATTTTTGACAAAATAAATAAAAAATGGTTTTTCTCTTCGATTTATGAGATAGATCATCAAATAGGAAACCACACCCGCAAAGAGCTTGAAGAAGCAGGATTTGAAGAAGTGTTTAATAGTCCGCTGTTTGAAGTTGAGGAGGTTGAGGGATGAACAAACTGTTCTGTCCAAACTGCTATTCTACATCAGTAGTGCATCATCACACTGACTGGAATCATATTGATAATTCGACCGGCCTACAAAAAGCTGTTAGCGTTATATTATGCTTGGATTGCAAGACGCTATTTGTTGATGATTAGGAGGCAGATCGGGAATTATGTGAGATAGTCGGAAAGAATAATGCGACTGCCAACCGTGAGTGGTTGCGCAGGAAGATAAAAGAGTTGGATAAACAAATCGAAGAATTATCTGGACTATAAGGGGTGCAACTCCCCTTACAGCCATATGCCACAAAAAAAATAAATAAAAAGGAAAGTCTTTCATTTTTATGCAAATAGAATATCAGTCTTAAGTGGCAGAAAGACAAGGCTTACTAACTTTAATCGGTTAGTGAGTCATACAGTGCGAGGAAATCAATAATTAAACTTTGGTTTTACTCTTAACACTCGCACTCAAACGGTCAAACTAAAAAACAAAAAAGGAGTTTTCTTTCTAAATATGTTTCTATCATCACTAGGCGCCTGACCGTGCGCCACCCCCTTGCCGAAGCGGGGCCGTGGAAAGTCGCTGGAGCATTACCAGCCGAGGGGTTAAAAGGGCTAAATAAAGAGAAAGGAGATGTCTCTCTTAATTCATAAATCAAAAAAATACAAAAATCATGGTAATTCAAAAACAATCAGGCAGACCATTAGCCCTTGGTGCGCTTGATTTTCAAGGGAGAGAAAGAAAATAGATGTTTTTTGAAGATACATATTACCTGGTAAAACAAAAAAGCCAAGGCACTCTCTGCCTCAGCTAATAGTCTTTGCGATATGACTATTATACCACAAAGGAGACGGAGAGTGAACAAGGCTAAAGAGCTCTTGAATGAGCTACAAAATCTTGATATGGACATTCAAAGCCGTATAGATGAAATCAATGAGCTTGAGGCGGGTTTGCTCTCAAGCCCCAAGTGGACAGCAGACAAGATCAAAGGTGGTCAAGCTAAAAAAGTTGATGATGTCTATACTCAGCTTATCGTTATGAAAGAGGCGATAGAGCAGGATACCAAGGAAGTTATTGACAGGAAACTTGAACTTGGTAGACTCATCAACAAGCTAAAAAATCCAAAGCATAGGTCAGTCCTTAGAATGGCTTACATTACTAAGCTGTATGTAGATGACATCTGTGACAAGCTAGCTATCAGCAAGAGCTCATACTACAGCATGCGTAAGATGGCTATTGAAGAACTGAGTATAATTTTAGAACATTTGGAATAATTTGGAACGTTCTGAAAAACGTTGGATAAGTCTGGGTAATCTTGGTGTGCACTGCACTCATAATCTGTTAGAATGGTAGTATCAAGAATTAAGGAAAAACCTTACTAAGTTTCCACCGCTGCATGACAGCCAAAGGGACGGACTAAAAACGACATTGAAAGCCGTCCAGTGATAAACAAACTATCCAAGATGTCGTTAGTTAAGATAGTGCCCCTTGTTGGTGGTTGAGGGGGCTTAGGGAATATAGCTCAGTTGGTAGAGCGTCGGTTTGAAGCACCGAAAGTCACTGGTTCAACTCCAGTTATTCCCATTGTATCTCTGTGAGTAGCTATCACAATAGGGGTACAGGGCGGTAATCAGATTTAGGCTGATTAACCTGTAGGACAGAGATAAAGTAGCGCTATATAAGGCTCTGGTGGGGGAGGCACCCACTTACCGCATACAGTCACTCAATGAGTGGCTTTTTTATATTTCAAAACAAATAAATAGCAGGAGGTTTAGGCTTGGGTAGAGCAAGAGACCCCAACCGAGACAAAGCATTTGAAATCTATTCAGAGAACAACGGAAACATTGAACTGGTTGAGATTGCTGAGCGTTTGGGTGTTTCAGCTGGCCCTGTCCGAGGTTGGAAAAGTAAAGACAAATGGGATCCTAAAATAAAAGGAACGTTCCAAAAGAAAAATACGGAACGCTCCAAAAATCCAAGGGGTGCTCCAAAGGGCAGTAAGAACGCTTTAGGACACGGAGCTCCTAAGGGAAACACTAATGCCCTCAAACATGGCTTGTTTGCTAAGTATCTGCCACAGGAGGTGTATGAGATAGCTCAAGAGCTATCAGACAAGCAACCTATAGATATACTCTGGGAAAATATCACGCTGACCTACGCTAATCTATTGCATGCTCAGCGTATTTTATTTGTCCAAGATGTCGAGGACAGCAATACCTTTGTCACAAGCGAGGGTAAGGCTGGTGTGGGATACGAACATCACACGGCATGGGATAAGCAAGGAAAGGCTCTAGCTGCAATAGCAAGGGCACAGTCAGAGCTTAAAGGCATGATTAAGACCTATGATGAACTGACACGGTCACCACTGGTCACAGAGGAGCAACGCTTGAGAATTGATAACCTCAAGGCTCAGCTTGGTTCTAATGATGAGGATGACACAGTCATTACTGGATTTACATTTGACAGGAGTGAGTACAATGGCAATACTAAACCTAGCCAAACTGATTAACCCAGTATTTGATGAAGTGCTCTACACTCTCAAGAGCCATGTAGTGCTCAAGGGTGGACGTGCATCAACCAAGTCATCTGTGGTCTCTATTGACCTTGTAAATGACTTCATAAATGATCCTATGGGCAATGTGGTAGTTTTGCGCAAGGTCGGAAAGTACCTGAGGATGTCAGTATATGAGCAGATAAGGTGGGCCATCTATGAGATGGGGCTAGCTAATCAGTTCAAATTTGGGAAATCTCCCCTACAGATAACTCACAAACAAACAGGAACCGCTTTTTATTTCTATGGTGTAGATGACCCTATGAAACTCAAATCCCAAAAGATAGCCAAAGGCTATGTAATGTCTGTATGGTTTGAGGAGTTAGCAGAGTTTGCTGGCCGTGAGGATATAGATATCGTAGAAGATACCTTTATCCGTCAAGAGTTGCCTAATGGTAAACAGGTCAAGGTCTATTTCACTTATAACCCACCACGAAATCCCTATGATTGGATAAATGGATGGGTAGCTGAGAAAGCAAGCGATCCAACGTACTTGATACATCACAGTACCTATTTAGATGATAAGCTGGGCTTTCTGTCTAAGCAGATGATCGAGAAGATAGAACGGTACAAAGAGACTGATCCAGACTACTATCGCTGGATGTATTTAGGTGAGGTAATAGGTCTTGGTAATCATGTTTACAACATGAACTACTTTAAACCACTACAGAGCTTGCCAGAAGACGATAGGCTTATCGGCATATCATTCGCCCTGGATACAGGACACCAACAATCAGCAACGGCCTGTGGTGCTTATGGATTGACTGCCAAGGGTAATGTTATCTTGCTTGATACGTTCTACTATAGCCCAGCTGGCAAAACCATCAAGAAGGCACCTAGTGAGCTCACTGTGATGATCCATGACTTTATCGATGAGGTCATGAAGACTTACAGAGTGCCAAAGCTCAAGATGACCATTGACAGCGCTGAGGGGGCTTTGCGTAACCAGTATTTCAAAGATTATGGCGAGCGATGGCGTCCCGTGGCCAAAAAGAAAAATCAGACCATGGTTGACATGGTAATCAGCTTACTAGCAGAGGGGCGTTTTTATTACCTCGACATACCAGCTAATAAGGTATTTGTTGAGGAGCATAAGATGTACCGATACGATGACAAGACAATCAATACTGATGATCCAAAAGTCATCAAGGAAGATGACCACACGGTCGATGAGTTCAAGTATTTTGTCCTGGATAACGCTAGGGAGCTAGATTTGAAAGCCTAAGGAGCAAATAATGGGAATAGTACAGACTATCAAGAATTTTTTTACGAGGAGCAAATACGTGATGACGACGCAGAACCTAGCTAATATCACAGACCACCCAAAAATAGCAGTGTCGCCTGCTGAATTTGGACGCATCAGAGAAAATCTGAAATACTTTGCTGGACGATATCCACAAGTTGAATACAAGGACAGCAACGGCAACAAGACAAAGCGTGATTTCAATCATTTGCCAGTAGGTCGCACTGCTGCCAAAAAGATTGCAAGCCTAGTGTTTAACGAACAGGCTGAAATCAAGCTGAATGACAAGAATGCTGATAAGTTTATTCAAGCCCAGCTACAAAATGACCGTTTTCTAAAGAATTTTGAACGCTACCTTGAGAGCTGTCTGGCCCTTGGTGGTCTTGCTATGCGTCCTTATATCGATAATGACAAGGTACGGGTGTCATTTGTACAAGCACCAGTATTTCTTCCTTTGCAATCTAACACTCAGGATGTGTCTAGTGCTGCTATTGTGACCAAGACAACAAAATCAGAGGGGCAGAAAACGAAATACTACACCCTGATTGAGTTCCATGAGTGGAAAAACAGTGAGGAGTACACGATCACGAACGAGCTCTACAAGTCCGACAATCAGGATACAGTAGGGGCTAGAGTGCCACTGTCTACGCTGTACGAGGACTTGGAGGAGACGGTTAATGTTAACGGTCTGAGCCGTCCCTTATTTACGTATCTCAAGACGCCAGGCATGAATAACAAGGATATCAATAGTCCTCTTGGTCTATCTATCTTTGACAATGCTAAGACTACGATTGATTTTCTAAATGAAACCTATGACCAATTCATGTGGGAAGTCAAAATGGGACAACGTCGTGTAGCTGTGCCTACTCAGATGATTAAGACTCAGTACAGTCAAGCTGGTGAAAAGGTTGTAGTCAAACGAGAGTTTGAAGCTGGTCAGAATGTCTATGAACAGTTCGACAACGGAGACATGGACAAAGGTATAGGTATTACAGACCTAACTACATCTATCCGCTCTGATGACTACATCAAGGCTATTAACGAAGGTTTATCACTGTTTGAGATGCAAATCGGTGTGTCTGCTGGTATGTTTAGTTTTGACGGCAAGAGTATGAAGACTGCCACGGAAATCGTATCAGAGAACTCTGACACGTATCAGATGCGCAATAGTATTGTAAGCCTTGTAGAACAAGCACTAAAAGAACTTATCATCTCAATGATTGAGCTTGCTATCGCTTATGGTTTATATACAGGCAACGTCCCAACAATGGACAAAATCAGCATTAATCTGGACGATGGAGTCTTTACGGACAGAAACGCTGAACTAGACTACTGGATTAAGGTAGTAACCGCTGGCTTTGGAACTCATGCGATGGCCATTGAAAAGGTGCTAAATGTGACACCAGAAAAAGCAATGAAAATTGAAAGTGAAGTCCACGGGAACACGCTAGACGAAGCAAATAGCGAGCGTGACCAGACGGACATTGACATCTACGGAGAATAGGCATGAAGACTAGCGCTAACAGAAAGATAAAGCTGAATGACCAGCAACTCACACTAGACGCTAGTCAAGTATCAGATCTTTATCATAAATTAACCCTTGAACTCTTTGACCAGATGGTAGATAGACTGCTAGAGCGTGGGTCTGTAAGTCTTGCTGAGAACCCTTATATCTGGCAGTTAGAGAAGATGAACCAGATGGGCTTGCTCAATGATGCAAACGTAAAGCTAATTGCTGAATACACTGGTATAGCAGAGAAGCAACTAAGGAACGTTATCGAGGGCGAGGGTTACAAGGTTTACAAGACCACTAGAGACCAACTAGCAGAAACTCTGGGAGTAGATGATCTATCAGATGACTCTGAAATCCAGAATAATCTAGCAAGTTATGCTAACCAAGCTCTGGGAGATGTGAACAACCTTATCAATTCAACGCTACCAGAGAGCGTGAGAAGCGTTTTTCAGTCGGTTATTGAGGAAAGTGTTGGTAAGGTTATAACGGGAGTTGCAACACCAGAGAGGGCCTTGAACGACACCATCATGAAATGGTTTGAAAAGGGCTTCTATGGATTTACTGATAGCCAAGGTAAGCGATGGAGAGCTGATAGCTACGCTAGAACCGTGATACGCTCAACAGTCAAGCGGGCTTTTCGTGAGATGCGCACTGCACCAGCTAGAGAGTTTGACATTGACACGTTTTACTTTTCTAAAAAAGCCACTGCTAGAGAGGCTTGCGCCCCCCTACAACAACAGATAGTGACTTATGGCCCCCCAAAAGAAGAGAAAGGCAACACCATCT